ATCATTCCTTACGGCGCTTCTAGCGCCATGACATCTGAGCGTGTGACTCACATCATGCGCAAGACCAAGAATGACATCCGCAAACTCCAAGTCTCAGGCTTCTACCTTGACTGCGACTTAGGCGATCCTCTTCAGTTCTACACCGACGTAGAAAAGAAGAAAGCCGAAGACCAAGGCTACAACCTCACAGACGATGAGCGTTACCAAGTTTATGAGATCCACGTAGACTATGACCTGCCCGGCTATGAAGATGAGAACGGCATTGCTCTGCCCTACGTCATCACCCTAGAGCGTGGAACAACAGAGATTCTCTCCATCCGCAGAAATTGGTTGGAAGATGACAAGCATCAAATCAAACGTCAGCACTTTGTACAGTACACCTACGTACCCGGCTTTGGTGCTTACGGCTTAGGTTTAATCCACCTGATCGGTGGTTATGCCCGTGCCGGTACATCTTTGATTCGTCAATTGGTGGACGCAGGTACGCTGTCTAACCTACCCGGCGGTTTAAAGACCCGAGGACTGCGAATCAAGGGAGATGACACCCCTATCCAACCGGGTGAGTTCCGTGATGTGGATGTTCCTAGTGGTTCCGTCAGGGACAACATCATGTCTCTGCCATACAAAGAACCATCACAGGTTCTCTTGGCTCTGCTCAATCAAATCACAGACGAAGGCAGAAGACTTGGCTCCATCGCAGATATGAACATCAGCGATATGTCTGCCAACGCTCCGGTCGGCACGACTCTAGCCCTGCTTGAGAGACAACTCAAGACCATGAGCGCAGTACAAGCTCGTGTTCATTACTCAATGAAGCAAGAGTTTAAACTGCTCAAAGACATCATTCGGGACTACATGCCCGAAGACTATGACTACATGCCTGTCTTTGGCACACCCCAAGCCAAGCAAGCTGACTACGACATGGTGGATGTGATTCCGGTCTCCGACCCGAATTCTGCCACGATGGCTCAGAGGATCATGCAGTACCAAGCAGTCATTCAGTTGGCTCAAGGTGCTCCACAGATCTACAACCTGCCTGTCCTGCACCGTCAGATGATTGAAGTCTTGGGCATCAAGAACGCAGACAAGCTTGTACCTGTAGAGGACGACATGACACCCCGTGATCCCGTCTCTGAGAACATGTCTTTCTTGACCGGCAAACCAACCAAAGCTTTCATCTATCAAGACCACGATGCACACATTGCTGTACATACATCAATGATGCAAGACCCTGTGATCATGGCTCAGATGGGTCAGAACCCAATGGCTCAGCAGATGCAGGCGGCAATCATGGCGCACGTAGCTGAACACGTGGCTTTCCAATACCGCACAAAGATTGAACAGCGCCTCGGTGCGACTTTACCAAAACCCGATACAGAGATGTCCGAGGAAGTGGAAGTTCAGTTGTCAAAGTTGGTTGCTCAGGCTGCCCAACAGCTTCTACAAATCGATAAACAGCAAGCGGCTCAACAGCAAGCTCAGCAACAAATGCAGGATCCTGTTGTTCAAATGCAACAAGCAGAACTGCAGATCAAGCAGCAAGATGCACAAACCAAAGCACAGAAGGTGCAAGGCGAGTTGGCAATCAAGCAGGCAGAGCTTCAACTCAAAGCTGCGCAGATGCAGGGCCAACAAGGGGAAGACCCTGCTGTGGCTGCCCAAAGAGCGCAGCAAGAAATCGCAGTAGATGCCATGAAGAAACAGGCAGAAATGCGTATGGCTGAGCAACAGCATCAACAGCAGTTGGAACACAACCAACAGACTCAAGATCTGCAAGCTAAGCAACAACTCTTACAAATGCTTCTCAACGCCAAGCGTACCGGAGGTGAATGATGGCTAATCTGCTTGAAGTGCTCAACAAGAAACTTGACGAACATGTCAAGCAGTTAGTCGAAGTTGTCAGTGGTGGTGGTGCTAAATCCCACGATCACTACAAAGAACTGTGCGGGACAATCCGAGGTCTGCAAACCGCGCAGTATGAACTTGCTGACCTTGTGCGAAAAACGAAAGACTATGACGATGACTGAATTTGATGTCAGTGCGGTGGATCTGAGTGGAGTGCTTAATACCTCCGCAGAAGAGAAAGCCAAACAAGTGCCCGATCCGGCCACTTACCACATCCTCTGTATGCTCCCAAAAGCAGAAGAGGAATTTAGCGAGACAGGGATTCTTAAATCCGCAACTGCGATGTACCACGAGGAGCTTCTTTCCCCCGTGTTATTTGTAGCCAAGATTGGCCCTGATGCGTTTAAAGACGCTACCCGATTTCCTTCAGGCGCGTCCTGTAAGGTTGGAGACTTTGTGTTAGTACGTCCTAACACGGGAACCCGCATGAAGATTCATGGTACGGAGTGGCGATTGATCAATGATGATTCTATCCAAGCCGTTGTGCAAGACCCTCGTGGTATCCAACGTCCAAGTTAAGGAGAAATCATGGCTGAAATTGAAAAAACAGAGTTTGAATTTCCCGATGAAGCTGAAGCTAACCCCCGTAAAGGTGGGAAAGTTGTAGAGGCTGAGCAGGAAATTGAGATTGAACAACCTGAAATTGAAGTTGTAGATGACACGCCTGAGAAGGATCGTTATCGCACTCCAATGAATGAAGCCCCGCAGGATCCTACTGAAGAAGAACTTGCTTCCTACTCCGAGAGTGTAAAGAACAGGTTTAAACACTTCACTAAGGGTTATCACGAAGAGCGCAGAGCCAAAGAAGCTGCTCAACGTGAGAAAGACGAGGCTTTACGCATTGCTCAGGCAGTGTTTGAAGAGAACAAGCGTTTAAAGGGTTCAGTCAATCAAGGTCAAGTTGTACTCTTGGAACAAGCCAAGCGTGCAGTCAATACCGAGATTGAAGAAGCCAAACGCATGTACAAGGAGGCTTACGAGTCAGGCGACTCCGATAAGTTGTTAGACGCGCAGGAAGCACTAACTACGGCTCGGATCCGCGCAGATAAAGTAAATAATTTTAAGCCTGCCCCTTTACAGGAGACAGAAACTCCTGTACAAATAGCACCACAACCTCAACAGGCTGCACCCGTTGACGAAAAACTACTAGCGTGGCAAGACCAAAATCAGTGGTTTGGAAGCAATAAACGGATGACTTCATACGCTTTAGGGCTGCATGAAGAGCTTGTTGAGAATGGTATTAGGGTTGGCAGTGACGAATACTACCGTCGTATAGACACTGACATCCGAGAAAGATTCCCCGACCAAGTTGGAGCCGGAGAGTCCGTTGATGCGAAACCTCAACGTACCAAGTCCAATGTCGTTTCACCGGCTACACGTAGTACAGCGCCAAAGAAAATCGTACTTACGCAGACGCAAGTGAATCTCGCCAAACGGTTGGGAGTTCCATTGGAACTGTACGCCCGTAAGGTTGCTGAAGAAATGAGGAAATGAAAATGGAACAATCTGCACGTAAAGGCCGTGATCTGTCAACCCGCGAAGTAGCGGAGCGTCCAAAACAATGGATGCCCCCTAAACTTCTACCTGACCCTCAACCCGAGGAAGGTTATGCGTTTCGTTGGATTCGGATTGCCTCGCTAGGTAAAGATGACGCTACGAACTATTCCTCTAAGCTTGCTGAAGGTTGGGAGCCTGTAAAAGCTTCTGATCATCCCGAGATCCGTCTGTTCAATGCTTCGGCATCGAAATTTCCGGACAGTATCGAGGTGGGTGGTCTATTGCTTTGCAAAACCCCCGTGGAGTTTACTCATCAGCGTAATGCGTATTACGGCAAACAAGCCGAGGCGCAGATGCAGTCTGTAGATAACACGTTCATGCGCGAAAATGATCCTCGCATGCCTATGTTTAAAGAACGTAGAAGCGAAGTCACTTTCGGAAAAGGTATTTAACTTTTTTGGAGACTTAAATGTCAACTACAAATGCTCCCTATGGCCTTCGAGCCATTAATCGTAACGACGGCATGCCTTATGCCGGCGCTACAAGTCAGTACCTGATTGACCCCGCAGGTCTTGCGTCCAACTTGTTCTTTGGACAAGCTGTTCTCATCAATGCAGACGGTTATATTGCTTTGTGTACCGCTACCGGCGCAGACTTAACTACCAATAACCTTGGTGGCTCTAGTTTGGGTGCTTGGGGCGTTTTTGTTGGTGCTTCATACATCAACGCACAAGGTCAGCAGATTTACGGTCAGTACTACCCCTCCGGCACAACCGGCGTGGTGACTGCATACGTTATCACTGACCCTAACGTGACTTTCCAAGCTCAATTGGATGGTCAAGTTACTCAGGCCGCTCTTGGCGCAAACACCTTCTTTGCTGCTGCACAGTCTACTTCTACAGGTTCTACCCGTACAGGTAACTCAACTTCTGCATTGGAAAGTACAGTAGTAACTACTGCCGCTGCGTTCAAGATTATTGGTTTCGCCTCCCCTTTGACCGATGCTTACACTGAAGTGTTTGTTAAGTTCAATCCCGGCGCTTCTGCTTTCACTAACGCCGTTGGCATCTAAGGAGCTAAATCATGGCTATTTCACGCGCACAACTGCTCAAAGAATTACTCCCCGGCTTGAACGCTTTGTTCGGTCTTGAGTACGCTAAATACGGCG